AACAGGAGAAAATAGAAATTATTGATCCTAAAGACCTTCCTATTTAACTTTCCAAATGAGAACTATCGAATTGCTTAAACCACTCGCTATCTTCAGAGATCAAGAGACTCACAAATACTTTGATGAGACTCATCAGAGATGGCTTGCTTTTTCTACAACTGAAGTTTGCAATGAACTGACAGAAGAAGCTAAAGAAAATATTGAAGCCTATAGATATATATGGCAACCCAGAGGAGAAAAGGTACATGAATGTCTCCAAGAAAGAATGTTAGGTAATACTGTTGACATTGATCCTGGAGATTATTGGGCATGGGTACAGCCTTTATTAACACATGAATTGTTTACACATTTTGAGCCAATGGCTGTTGAACTTATGATGTCTATACCAGATAAATCAGTTGGCGGTCAGCTTGATTTACTTGGGTATGATACAAAGGCTGACAAGATCAGATTGATTGATTTAAAGACCAAAGGTAGCTCTAAATATGACATTAGAAAACGATTTAAAGAAGGAATGATTGAAATAGAAGATGTTTACATTAATCCATTTCCTGAGGAGAATACTGTTGTAAAACAATACTGGAAAGAACCTTATTCAACTGATAAGCAACTTGGTTGTTACATTGAAATGTTGAAATTAAACTATGGATTAGTACCAGATGTATGTAATACGATCTGGGCTTATGAAGGTAGGTGTATTTTAAATAATGACCAACCTACTGAAAGATGCGAAGCTGCATGGCAGGAAGCATGGACAAAGTTTGAATCAAAACAGGAGTTGTTTTAATGTCATTTGATAAACTAACAAGTTTTTTTAGAAGAGACTTATATCCTTATTGCTTAATGAGAGCAAAGGATAAAATTGGTGGTTATGTAATTTTAAATAGAAAATATCAACCGCTATCTTTTTCAATTCATGGAAATAGACATAATTACACTATTTCTCCAAGCATAGGAAATGAAGGTAAAAAACACGTTTGGTATGAAGATATGCCTCCTTATGTAAGAATAAAAAAATTAACAAAAAAAACTAGAATCTTTTTAAGTTGGGATAATGATGATAATAGAGATCAAGTTTTTCTTTATGCAGATCACATATTACCCACACAAAATAAAACAAATTGGGATAAATATTCTGAGAAATTATTTAAATTAGGACAGCTACAAACAACTTTTAAATAGGAGAAATCAATGCCACAATTTCCAAGTGATCCATATGAAGGTCAGGTTTTTTATGATCCTGAGTCTGAAACAACATATGAATTTTGGATACCAAGAAAAGATGATGAGTTTTGTAAAAAATTAAAGATTAAACCTAAATGGATTGTGAAAAGTTTTGAAAGTGAATGTGTAAGCGGTTTGTTTTCAAAAAATGGAAAGAACAGGTATTTTGCCTATAACAAACTTATAGACCAGTTTGGCTATACCAAAGAACAGATTACTGATCTTATGGAAGAGTTGAAGCAATGACTAAAGAACAAAGAATAGAAGCTGCTCAGAAACGTATAGCTGAGTTAAGAAAACTTATTGATGAATGGACTAAAAGATGATTAATTTTAAAAGTAAAAAATACCAAAAAAAAACTTGTTACTCATCAGAATCGTATAAACAAAAAGTGATTGAAGAAAGTAAAAAAGGAATATACATAATTCCTTTCGGAACTAATCTTGGTTATGGCTTGTCTCAAAAAGTTTCTAAGGAAGATTGGATTCAATATTGGAGTAATAAATTATGAGATATATACTTGATGTCTCAGGTAGAGACTTGAAACTATTAAGAGCTTCCATTGTTAACTTCCAAAGATCATTAGAGATGTCAGAACAGGCAGAGTTTGATGGGCTGATAGATGAACTTGATGATTGTTTTTTAACAATTACAAGACAAAAGAAAGAACAGCTTAAAAATAAAGTTATGAGAAAATGGGGTGGTAAAAAATGAAATGTTTTTACAGAGAACTTGATAGAAGAAAAAAATATTTAATTACAAGATTACAAAATGAAGTAGCTGCTCTTGGAGATAGCTGGTTTAGACAGGAGATAACTGACCAGCAATATAATATTAGGATTCAAGAATTAGATAAACGTATAGCAGATTTACAAGGATGACAAATTCAAAGAAGCGTAAGGGAGATAAAGCAGAAAGAGAAGCAGCAGAACTTTTAACTGAAGTTACTGGTTTTGATTGTCAAAGAAATCTGTCAGCAGGGATTCCTGGGGATGTTGGAGATATTCATGGTGTACCAAACTGCGTGATACAGGTAGCCGATTGGAAAGATAAATCGCAAGCCTGTCTTGTTAAACCTAGAGAAGTTGAAGTGCAGAGAGAAAATGCAGGAGTGGACTTTGTTGCAAGCATGGTTAGGTTTAGAGGAGGACAATGGAGAATGGTGTTGACCCCAGAACAATTCAACACTTTGTTACAGGCTGCCTTGCAGTAAACATTATATAAGGTATATAATTTAATAGTTTAGTACAATAAACTAATGGCCACAAAACAGCCCTCTACCTTATCTGAAGCTCTTGCTATCTTTCAATCGCAAGTAAAAGCTGCTGATAAAAATGGTAAGGCAAAATTTCCACAACCTCGTACCTATTCATTGCTAGAAGATGTTTTAAAAGCACTTCAACCTGCAACTGAACTTGGTATATCTCATACACAGACTTTTGATTATCTTCCTCTTGAAGATGGTAAAACTCTTACAGTTTTAATTACCACTTTATATTTCAAGAACGAAAAACTTGAAAGTAAATTACCTCTTAGAGAATTAAGTGGTAATAATGTCTATCACGATCTTGGAATAGCTATAACCTATTCTCGAAGATATGCTCTCGCTGCTGCTTATGGTATTGGATCAGAACATGATGATGATGCTGTAGCTCTTACTCAACCACCAGCTAAAGAGAAAGGTACTGATAGGACACATACAAAAGCAAAACAAAAACTTGCACCTGTATCAGAACAAGCTAAGAAAAATCCCCCAATAACAACTGAAGCTAGAAATCTAATCACAGATCAGCTTAAACAGTTAATGGAAACTAATCCTGATAAAGCAAAAGAAATTGCTGCTGCTTTTATCACAGAGTTTAAAGTTCCCAGGGTTACAGGATTCATTACAGAAGCTAGACATGGAGAGTTTCTGAGTCATGCTATATCAAAGATAGCTGACGATTAATGACATCAGAAGAAGCTGAGTTCTCTGGTCAAGAGATTATGAGACAACTTGAACAAAGACGAGCAGATCAGCGTAAAGATTGGAACAGAAACGTATTTGGGGTGCGTACTAATGATGATCTTGCTTCTTTAATTAGAGAGCATTGTAAGTCGAACAATCTCTCTATAAATTCATTTCTAAACAATTTACTAAAAGATTTTTTTAATTATGGCTGACTTTAATCCAGCACTTCCTTTACCTATTAAATGGTCTATAGGTGATGATCGTTTTAACGAAGGCCAACAGGTCTTGAGTTTAACAATTCCTGTTGACTCTGTTACTCATTTAATAGATCATTTACAAAACCTAGTAGATCAAAAAGCTAAAGATGGAGAAGTTTACGACTTTAACAAAAAAGAGAAAGTTAAAACTAAATGTGTACAAATCTACTCTAAAGCGATGGATGGGCAGTTCGGAGTATTTGGCAACATTAATCCACAAAAGCTTGAACAAGAGGTAAATGAAGAATTACCTTTCTAATAGTAAACAGAATGAATACTTAAAATTAGATCCTAACTTAAAGATTCATTTTAAAATTATAGATGGTGTACGCTGCTGGCTTACACCACCTCCTACTGGTTATCAAAAATGAGTAATCCTAGAGCCTCTGTTCTTAAGTTACGCAAACTAAAAGAAATAAGACGTAAAAATTTAGAAAGAAATTTTTTAGATATTCAACTAAAAGGTCAGGATCATTATGTTTTTATCAAAGATAATGGTAAAGCTCAAGTGGTTTATGAAGAGGGTCGTTGGGTTACAGAACACATAAGAACTGCAATCCTTAAATTTAATTATGAGATTGACAAAATTGATAAATTATTTATTAGAGATTTTACAGATGCAGAACTTAAGGAATATGAAAAAATTTCTTCACGGGATTAGTTTTTTTTTCTTTTCTTATTTCTTTAACAACAAGAGCAGCTTCCAGTTCAATTAACCTATTTAACATAGAAGCTAAAAATACATCCTGTTCTAATTTATGTCTAACGAGATGTGTACAATATTTTTTTATATCATCTATTTCATTACTTGCCATTATTTCTCTACAACGCATTTCAACATCTAATTTCATTTCTAAAGGTGCTGGTTCTATGTCAATGTTGAGAAATTTGGTAATTTTCATTTCATTGGAAAAAGTTGTTTTTCTAAAAGTTCAACTGCTCTATCATCTAAAGTATTTGTTGTTTGTTTAGCTATTGTTTTCAATAAATCTACTATCAATCTCTTAACAGCAGTTGTTGTTAAGAACGTAAGTAAAATTGGTTTAAGAATCTTATACATAAAAAAATGTGTGTTACTTTCCAAACATAGCTACTTTGCTAGTATTAAACAAGAATCTTTACTTTTATGGCTGAAGATACGACCAAAGAAGTAGAACAAGAAGAACTGCAACAAGGAAGTTCAATTCTTTCTAACCTTGTTCAGATGATTATACTTTTTTGGAGTTTGGGGGTCATTTCTTTTGCGTACTTCGGAAATTCAACCCGACAAATTGACACGACTTTCGCGGCTGGATTGCTGTCAGCAGTTATGTCAAACATGGGTCTACAAGTAAAATCTGCTACAAATGGCAAAAAGAAACTTGGTAAGGTTAATATAGTAGATAACAGTAAAAACAAAGTAGGTATCAAATGAAAAGACTATTACCTTTTATTTTTGTTGTATCCGCACCAGCTTATGCGGACATGAATCATTCCATATCATCCAGCGTAAAGTTTGAATCTCTTTCAGCAGCTAGTACGGCTGATAAGATTGGTTCGTCATACAGCATAAGCGGTAATAATATAACAACAGTAGATTCAAACTCAGCATCAACTTTGGGTGGCTTTGGTACAACAACCAATGGCGTTCCAGCAGTAACTTTCCCATCTGCTACGCAAGCAACAAGTGGTGAAGCTTTTAGTTTTACTCAATCCTATATGGAGGGAGATGCCACACCTGGAAGTTCAATAACAGTTGGTACAGTTCCAAACTTTAGTGATATTACATCTACAAGTGCTGGAAGCGTAGGAACTTCAGCAGTAGCAATAGATAATCATAATATTACAATGACACCAGGAACAGGAACGGGTATCGTGATAACAGGTCAGTTTGTCGTTGATCTTACTATCGAATGAGGAGGTTACTTCTTCTTGGCTTTGTTATATCTGCTCCTTGTTACGCTGTGCCAGTTATACCTAATTTTACGACAGGTAGTTCCACCAGCCGAACCGAAACTACCACAAATATTACAGAGGTTATACGAACAACAGAATATAATTCTGGGTTCCTCTATTCAGTTACAGGATCAGGAATACAGCATGACGGATCTTCTATATCTGCACCACCTACCTCAGTTAGTGAAACAATAAACGGAACTACGCATACATGGCAGGGATTAAATCTAGATCAAAGACCAAACTGGACTCAAACAAATCAGGGAGATGCCTTTCAATTTACAGAAGTTTATCAAGCACCTGGAATGCAATCTGTAACCGACATAACACGCACCATTCAAAGTACAAGCGTCACAGATACCACAACTATCTTCTCGCAATAAGTCTCCTAGGTAATCCTGTACTAGCTAACACAAGTAATACGGCTGCTCCAAGTGCATCGGCTTCTGGATCGGTTTCAAACTTTGCCACTCAAGTTTTAGGTGGGCCAATGGTTGAAAATTGGTACGGAAATAATATCAAGTGTTCTGGGCCACAAATGACAGTAAGCCCATTCGTTACCACTTCGTTTAACCAAAAGCGACCTCAAGATTACATTTATCATACGCCTGTGTACGATCCAACAGACGCAAATGATGACGGAGTGCCCGATAACCCAGGTAATATACTTTTTCATCAAGAAAACTATAGTGGTAATAAAGATTCTTTAGGACTTAACTTTGGATTTGCACTTACATTTAATATTCCACTAGATAGTAGATTTCAAGATTCTTGTTTAGATGCAGCTAATACACAGATAAATTTACAGAAGCAAGAACTTAATGCAAAGTTGCTCAACTATGAAATAGCCAGATTAAAAAATTGTGGAGAACTTATGTTAGCTGGTATATATTTTGATCCAAATAGTAAGTTTGCAAAATTATGTGAGGGAGTTATAGTTTCACCGCCACCAAATCAAGTTATACCGCACAATCACAAATTAAAATAGACAAGCTACGGGTATCCACTTGTCTAAATGAAATAGCTTGCGATCAGACAAACTATCTCCACCAAGGTCGGCATTATTTATTCTACATCTTTTTTCTTCTTTGTCAGCTTCTTTATCAGATTTTTTACTAAGGGTTTGACAAGATTAAGCAGTA